TTTTAAAACCGTTGGCTACAACATTTTTAAAAATGTTAGCTATAACATTTTTAAAACCGTTGGCTACAACATTTTTAAAAATGTTAGCTATAACATTTTAGGCAGGTTCAACATCAAATTCAAAATAAAATACGGAACCTTTTGTTGAGGTTTCAAAATAAATTCGACCACCAATGAGCTGGCAGATGTAGCGACAGATGATCAGCCCCAGTCCGGAAGGTATAATTTTGGGAGGATTTTGGGAGATACCCAAAATAAATTCAATGGCCCTACGAACATTATCGTTCATACCCTGACCGGTATCCTTAACGGCCGTCTGTAAACGTTTGATAACCTTGCCATCGCCCAGCTGATGGGTATCCAGGACTTTGATGCTCAGTGTAACATTTCCCGAAATAGTATTAGTAATGGCATTATTAAGTAGATTAACCAAAACTTGTCTGATTTTGTTGCCATCTGTCAGTATGATGTTCGGGACATTGGATGCAATTTCATATTTAAACTGTATATTTTTGCCCTTCAAATTCCTAGTAATAATCCGGGTTATTTCTTCAACCAATATGTTCAAAGATTCACGCCTAATATTAATCTGGTACTCTCCTTTTTCATAACTGTTCAGGTCCATAATATCATTAATAGTATTAGCAATATCACACATTAAATCCTTCATAAACTCCCATTTTTCCTTTTTAATAAAGTTATTATCCATTTGTAAAAAATTTTCCAAAAGATTGTGCACAGGTTTCTTTAATTTATCTGAAACCAGAGAAAGCACAATATTATGGCAATTAATAATACGTAGTTCGATGATAAAGGTAGAATTAATTCCTATGAGTAATACTTGGTACAAATAATTTTTATAATATTGGTTCTCACCTGTTGTTAATAACTTTTGGTAGGCATATTCGTAATCTGTATTGGCTAGATAGTCTTCCAATTTCATCCTATGGGCCAGTCCACAATTGTTGTCCAAACAATAATAATGGTCCATTTTTTTACATTTTTTCCAAATAATATATTTGTTTGTTTGGCTCATTAATTAATCCCGAGAAAAAAATCGTGGGAAGTGGGAGGTTGTAACCAAAATATAGGACGTTAATTTGGCCAGATAAATGGCATATTGGACATTATAATGATAGTAGGAGAAGAGGATATAGAAGCAATATACCAATATCCTGTCTATTATGAAAAATAGTGTAACCATACTGATTATATTTCTCTCTATGAATATGTAGAAATATTGGACCGAGATCCCATACATGATCACGATAATACTAATGGTCAGATCAAAGTATTTGGAGGTTGTAAATCGAATGATCCAGACGGCAAAACCAGCATAAATGATCAATAGTATGCATATTATGGGTAATATCATGTTTAGTATAATACGCTTTAATCTCCATTCTTCAAAAAAATTATTCTGATGGAACCGTACGATTATTGTTTCTAAGGGTGCAGAACTATAAATGAGCAGGACCAATGTTTGCACCAGATAGGAATGATATTCTATCAGTCCGTTAAGGTTGGACTGGAAGAAAATGTCATCGACCAGTTCAAATATCAGGGCGGCACAATAATAGGCATTCATGTAAGTGGAAAAAGGTCTATTCCAAAGGGAATATATATAGGTCAATATTAAATTCTCCAAAAAAAGGAAAAATTGGACTATCCAAACTAGAATATAGCGGGAGACCGTCAGTTTGTTGAGGTAGGCTACTAAACAAATAATCGTAAAACAGAAATAGACTAGATGCATGAACAATACTTTACCGTATCTCATATTTTATGAATAATAGTAATTTACTATTATTCATAGTCTTTTCAATTTTCATTATTTATGGTTAGTATCCTCAACTTTTGATGCCTGTTGTGTCTGCTGGCGTCTCTTTTCGAACTCAACTTTTTCCTGTGTAAGATGGTCTAGATAGCATTTCATCACATAGTTAAGCTGCTGGAGGGCCTTTTCCGTAGAAATAGGTTCCTCCGTAAAGGCACACCATTTTCCCACCTCAAAACTATAAACAGGATCGTCCGGATAACTTTCCACAAGATGGCATGTCCGGGACATGAGTTCCTCCTGCGTCTCGAATAGTCCGCGCACTTTAAAACAATAGTTTTCCAACCCATGTATTTTATGGGGAGAATAGATGCTCAGACATCCATATTTAAGGGCTACTGGTTCATTTTCGATCAGATAATCTTGGTCCAACTGGGAAATTTCCTGCTCCAAAACCTTAAGTTTGGACTGTTCACGACGGGTCAAAGGTTTGGAGAGAACATCGAATTCGGCACGCGTGATCACACCCTTCTGATAGAGACGTTTGCGCAACTTTTCACGCGTCCTCTGGCCGCCCAAAATATGAGGATCCTTTTGGAACTTTCGAGGATGTTCCCGTTGGAACTGTTCGGCCAAAAGTTTTGCCTGGTTTAGGTTGTCCAAACGGGTCTTCTCCATTTCATTAAGTTTTTCATTATCATAATGGACCATTTCACTGTACGTTATTTCGTCCCATGAATAAATTTTACCCATTTCGGCCAGATAAACATCAAAATCAGGATACTTTTCGCGTATCCTTTTTAAATCCTCCCGTGCGGCTTCGAGCGTCGTGTAACCATTATGCACTTTAATGCCCCTTATCCGGAGCATCCTAAGATGTTCCATTTTTTCAGGGGTCAAAAAACTAATGGTATACCATCCTAGATTACCATAAGGTGGATCATTTTCTATTTTAGGATGTACACGATATTCCTTATAGCGTATCATTGATGTTCAAATATATCTATAATTTTTTTAAATTATAATCTTTACATATATATAATCATGGCTGAATATGCACCTAGCAATGAACCGGCTACATTGGAAGCTAATAAGCCTAGCACACCCGTCCAACCCGCACCTGCAAGCGGTCCCTACGTCTATCAAAAACATATATTCCAGGTGGACTGGCGTGATGTCCTCTTACGTGCCATTAAATATATTTTGGAGGGTCTAGCAGTAGCTATTGTAGCCTATTTTTTCATTGGTCATGGTAAACTAACTGTAGGCGATGTTATTATTCTGGGCATTACGGCCGCTTTTGTTTTTGCCATTCTGGATGCTTTTTCTCCGATGGTCTCATTGGGTGTAAGATTTGGCGCCGGCTTTGGTATCGGACAGGGACTTTTCAACGTAGCGCCCAACTTTATGGGCCAGATTGCCGGTCCGGCCGGGCTAGCGGCACTCTAAATGCTTTTGTAAAATTTCCATTTCATATATTGACAAATATTTTTCCAAATTTTATCATGTTGCAACAGTTTGGCATTATTTTTAAGCAAGGGAAAATAACCAATATATTCATCCAGGTCGAGCAGTTCACAAAATTTATGGAGAACATAGGAATAATTAAGAAAGTTTTTGCGATTTTTGGGACAAAAAAGGGTAAAAGGTTCTTGTATCTGTCTAAAAAGTTGTTTGATCCGAATTTCGTCCTGTCGGCTGAAATTCGGAGGTTCTTTACCATTAATAGCCTGTAATATAAAAGATACATGTTCATAATATTTCCGATAGTTGAGCTTCTTAAGGATACGCCTGAGTTTGAAAAAATCAAGATCATTCTTGTTGATTTTACGCTTTTTGAGCTCTCGGAAAATATCATGATATACCTTACTAGGAATGTCCGTAGTCTCCTTGGCCTGTAGTTGGTTGAGTATTTCAGTTAGATGGTTGATCCTTTTGTAGGCATAGGTATTCGTTTCCATAATAAATTCTTTATTTTTAGGTTTATCTTGATTTACTAAGAAAAATTCTGAAAGTCCACAAACGGGACAAACATAACATCCATCGTTAGGGTTAAGGATCATTTCTCCAGGACATCCTGGTGAGGAACATTTTTCCCGGATTTGTTCCGAACTATACTGATTTTTTGGATCGATGGTCTGAAGATATCTTTGGTATAAGCATGCATGATTAGATTGTGGTCGACAAAAAGTTTGTTCCTTCGTTTGTAAATTTTTTCCAATCAGATAACTTAAAACATTACGTCCAACTTTCAGACCATTAGTTGGGCTCCCGAAATTTTTGGTATTCCCAAAATCTATAGTTTCCAGAAAATCTGTATTCTTTCCATCCTTTGTGCAATTTTTGTCCATCTGGTCATTTGTGGTCACGTTATTATTATTCCCATAATAATCGATTAGGATGGGTAGTGCCCCCGCTATATATTCCAACGATTGCGAGGATGATTCTATCTGTTCTATTTCATTTTCAAGTATCCGAATCTTATCCCTGAGCTGTATGATTAATTGTATTCTTTTACCGTTCCTACTATTTTTTTCCTTTTCTATTTTGACTAATTCTTTTTTTAGCCGGAATAATTTTTCTTTTTTGTATGGAAGTGTTTCTTTGAGATTATTAAAAAAGTTGACTCTTTCTGTATGCTCCTGATCTAAAGTTTTCCGACGTGGCTCCTTTAGTCTTATCTTTTGTTTGGTCATAGAAACACTTTGATTCCTTTAGTACCTTATTATTTTATATAAATAGTTCAAAAATTATTTTTTCTACTATATAAGTATAGTAACATAATGCCTGGTGGATTAATGCAATTAGTAGCCTATGGAGCACAAGATGTTTATTTGACAGGTAACCCACAAATAACCTTTTTTAAGGTAGTCTATCGAAGACATACTAATTTTGCCGTTGAATCTATCGAACAATTTTTTAATGGGACCGTTAATTTTGGTAGAAAGAGTGGTGTGGATATCTCACGGAACGGAGATCTGATCACCCAAGTATTCCTGAAGGTAACCTTACCCGAGGTAAGATATACTGGTGATTTCACCAAATTTGGTCATGTTGAATTTGCCTGGGTTAAAAATATAGGTCATGCACTCATTGAGGAAACCGAACTGGAAATTGGTGGGTCCCAAATAGATAAACAATATGGTGATTGGATGCATATTTGGACATTGCTCACACAAGATGACGCACGTAAGGTAGGTATTGCCAAAATGTTGGGCGATGTTCCGGAACTAACATCTATCAGTACGCTCAGTTGGGACCTCCCGGATGAAACTTTATTAAAACCATCCTATACACTTTATGTTCCATTACTATTCTATTTTTGTCGCAACAATGGCCTGGCACTCCCACTAATTGCCCTCCAATATCATCAGGTTAAAATTTATGTTAAATTCCGTCAGGCAGAACAATGTTATGTGGCCAGTGATGCTTTTAAATCAGGATCAGAACCTTTCCAGCTAACAGAAGCATCCCTCTACGTTAATTATGTTTATCTGGACACGGAAGAACGCCGTAAATTCGCCCAGGTGGCCCATGAATATTTGATCGAACAGGTACAATTTACCGGTGAAGAGTCCATTGGTAATAGTAATTCTGCCAAATATAAACTTAACTTTAACCATCCTGTAAAGGCCATTTATTGGATTACCAAACTGGGAAATTATCAGGGTGGTCGTTTCATGGTCTATGATTACCATAAAGATTGGGAATGTGCACGTATGAATGCCGCCAAACTACTCCTATTGGCACAGTTTGATCTGGACGAATTTGGATACTTTAATGAAATTCCTGGAGAAAATAATGAATCAACCTATACAGGTAGTAATAGCGTCGAGTATGTGGCCATTAATCCGGCCGCCCCATCTGAAGAACCTAATTTCATTTTTAATGATAGTGCGACCGCTTCTAAATTTGATGGTAGTGTTCTTATCGGACGTATCGCCCCTGATGTTCCCCTATTGAAATATAAAGACCAGGACCTACTCAAAAAAGTAGAGGGTGTCATCCGTATTTATACCGATTTTGAAAATGAAAATTTAATCTATCCTGAGGTTGAAAAAGTAACCAGAAATGATCTCACCATCATGGACCTTTCGATTCCTATCCCTAAATTTAATGTAGATAATAGGACAGAATATATACGACGCTTTGACCTTTATGTATGGCAACATGATAATTATGGGCTGCTCATTGATGGTAGTATTGATCCGACCAGCGAGGCACAACTACAACTTAATGGACAGGATCGTCAGTCCAAACGTTCTGGCTTCTGGTATAATTTTGTTGAACCCTATATGCACCATAAGTGTACCCCGCCTGATGGTGTCAACGTTTTCTCCTTTGCGCTCAACCCTGAGGAACATCAGCCATCATGTACCTGTAACTTTTCACGTATTGATACGGCACAACTTAATCTTTGGTTCAATGAATTTGCCAACAATAAATATGCCGACATTCTAACCGATACGGACAATAAAGTTTACATTTTTGCCATTAATTATAATGTGCTCCGTATCATGTCAGGCATGGCTGGCCTAGCCTACAGCAACTAAAAGAACTTTTGCACAATCTTTTTGATAATGGTACAACATATATAAGTTAATAGTAAATAAAGGCCCGGACATAACTCCAAATTATAGGCTAACGAGGCCTCATAATCTTCCACCATATACCGAAACTTTTTCGCAGATATAACGTCCTTCCGACAAATAGGGCAGCGATACGGTTGTTCCGTTCGGAGTTGGCAGGCTACATGGAACCAATGGCTGCATGACTTAAGTCGTCTACCATAATTACCACAACATGCCGGCAAATCCGGTCGTTCTGTTATTTTTCCCAGACAGATGGCGCATAGATCGTCTATCATGTCATCTTGGGCAGCATCTTTCGCAAAAAGCAATGATTCCATATAGGAATGTAAACTACAGTTGTCCTCCATATATATATGTACTATTGATTATCAAAATCATTATTTTTTTCAAATTTAATTAAATTATAATAAACCTATTTTACAAAGTAGAATACTTTATAAAATAGGTTATTTGATATTATACCATAAAATATTATTAATAACATCATATGGCTACCCGAAATATCCATTAATATAGTAATATTTTGTACCATATCACATAATATTGCTCATTTAACGACCGTAATATAATGGTCGCCCGAAATATCAGCTAATATAATGACCTGTTTAGATTATCGTAATTGGATAATATTAATTTTCCTAAAAGATCCAATTCCGGAATTCCTATTCCAGAACCATTCTTGATTATCTTTTTAAAAAAATAATAGTGATGATTGTTGGGAGGGACTAAATAGCAAAAATATTCAGGTGTATCTTTAATAAGATTCCAATTATGTTGTTGGACTAATTTTTGATGTTCTTCCTGATCATCATCCAAATAATAAACGTTTTGATATTCTTCGAGTAATGATTTGATAAATTCTTTTTTATTAGATGTTTTTTTATTTTTATAGTATCTAGAATTGATGCAATGGATAAATTTAAAATATTGGTCTAAATGGGAAATGTCTAAAAGGTATTTAATATTATTATAATATCCCCGGCTGGCCACATAAATATGAGCTACGGCCGATATTTTTTCCAAAAAATTACGTAAATTTTGCAGTCTTGAAATCCCAAAAAAATAATCCAGAGTTTGGTCAATATTATTAGTCAGATTCGGAGGATCTTCTGAATAGATTTCAGAGAACTTTTTAGGATTATTATAGTAATAATAAGCATGTTTACGGGTAAGTGTACAATCAAAATCAAAAACAATGCAATTCATAATTAAAAATAGAATAATAAATTAGGATAATATAGTTTCATATTTTAAATATACAATATATATGAATTGGTCCAATAATATTAATCTTTTTTTAAAAATTAAAGAGGAGTTTACAGAACATCTAATAGATACTCTAACCCCCCATATTTATGAGGGTCTTAGTTCCATTTACAAATGTGCTGTTAATGTGGCCAAAAAATCGAATGCTAATGATAAAATATTACTTATTTTCCAAAAAATGCTCGAAAGTATTAAATCATGGAATCAAATGCAGATCGACGAAGAAACACAACGTATTAAGGAGGCTAGTAATACCAAAGAATATTTGGACGAACTGATACGGGCCGTTATTAAAAGTAATATTATCCTACTAACATGTTCCAACAATTTGAACAATATCATAGGATCAACCTTCTATCAAAATTTTACAACCGCACGTTTTATCCATGTTTGTTATATTGAATGTGCCAAGGATGCCCATAATAATCCCTATCTTTTCTATCATGATGTAGCACCCATGGATCTTAAAAGGAACCAGATTATTGTACAACAAAATATACAAAATGGTATTATCAGAGCTATCCGCAAAGTACTACCCATTGCCAGCATCCTCAAAGAATATTTGGCCAATACAATCAGTATCATACCAGAACTACCCGCCGAAGATAAAAAAGGGAACCAGATGCAAGTAGGCCAGAAGGCCCTCAAACTCATACATACTGAAGATATCAAAACAGAACAACAAAAGATTCAGGAAATGATCAATCTGGACAAAATTATTGCCAATATGGCACCCAGTAATCCCCCGGCCAGCGAACCACCTAAAGTTCATTCTAATAAACAGGATAAAGCAGTACAATCGGCCAAAAATGTTAAAAGTAATCGTAAAGAGGATGACCAAAATATGACATCACTTTCTTCCCGCCCTTCATTGCATCCTGAAAACATAGAACGTATCTATACTACCGATAAAATTGACCTACAAAAGGTCACCGTGATTGAAGATTATGGTAAGTAAATAAAATATAAGTGGTAAATAATGGTGGCCTGGTACCAAAACTCTTTTATAATATTCGTGATTAGCCTTATTATTTTATCCATTACATTTTATCTATTTAGAATAGGTTATGTGCCCGAGGTTCAAAATGGGAAAGTGGTCAACCGGTTTAGTTGGCGTTATCCTTTAGCAATCTCCTTGGTAATAGGTCTTATCTGGTACCTTTATATTTATCCCCCGAATAATATTAACAAAGTTCGAACACATACTGAAATTAGCTCACAAAAAATTAATATGGAAAATTGGACCTAAAAATCCAAAAGATCTTTAAACTTCAAAAACCATTAACTACCAAAAACTCATGAAATATGTGTTACATACTTTCCCAATGAATATGTATGGTAAATAATAATATAATTCACCTTAGTATGAATGTTGGCCAAAAATATCAATATTATCCACTTATAAATGGCCGTAAAATACGTCAATCGTCCCGTGTGAACTAAAAATCAAGACACTTTTCCAATGAGTATGTATGGCAATTAATGATGTAGTTCACCTAAACGGCCCTATAAATGAATGTTGCCAAAAATATCAATATTATCCACCTATGAACGGCCCTAAAATATGTCAGTCATCCTGCGTGAACTAAAAAATCAAGACATCATTAATTACCAAAAAACTCATGAAATATGTGTTACACACTTTTCCAATGAGTATGTATGGTAATTAATGATGTCTTGATAATGTAGTTCACCTTTCAAACTGACCTGTAAACGGTCGTAAAAACGGCCTCATAAATGAATATTGACCAAAAGAGGACAACCGAAAATATCAATATGTAGAATCTATCTGAAAAAATGTAAATCTATATCACGGAGCATCCATCTATTATGTTTCCATTCCCGTGGATAATATTCTACATAAATGTTCATATGTGAGATTAGATCATTATATTCTTGGATAGTTTTGAAATGATAGTATAATTTCTTATGATCCAGAGGATGGATATTTTTTATTTTCATTCTAGTATAGCTTTTCTTTTCAAGCTCCAAAAAACGGTCGGTTAGATCATACCAGGTTGTCATTTGTGTAGCATTCCGGGGGCGTATTACATAGAGACCTTCGGGGGCAATGATCAGGGAAGAAATAAGATGTCCATATTGGTGATATTTATGATAAATATACAAATCGTTAGAACTAGGAAGTTCATAAAGGATTCCTTGGATACGTCTAAAGGTATCATAAGGATGGGTATGGAAGATATAATAGTAGGAATACATTTTGGGATAATCTCGGGGCAACAAAATTTCTGGATCCGTCGGGCTGGTCCTAAAATGGGTAAAAACAAGAATATTTTCTATCTCACGTGGGTCCAAAGGGTCCACCAGGATGGCACCTGCATGTTCTGCATAATTATTGTTCTGATAATGGGGCCGTCCCCCTTGTTCGAAAAGAGCGTCCAGGATGAGCAATTGGTTGCGCTTCAGTGGGACAGTTGTATAATTTTGCCTTTGGTCTGTGGATAATATGAGTGGCGGGTTCAACAGATATCCCTGGACAATTTGTGTGGATAGGACAACTTTCCGAAAGTATTCGGATGGATATTTATAATTTTCTCGTTTGGCCATCCATACTAGGTTGCCCAAACGATAGTATCCATAGGAATAATCGGCAATTTTTTCCAATTCTTTTAGTTTTTGGAGGAATAATGGATAGTATGGACAGCTTTGATTTTCAAACTTTTCTAGATGGATGTCGGAATCCATATATATTAGACAAAATTTTCTAATTTAACCTTAAGAGTATTACGCTGTTTGCAGGTCATAGTAGGTTTCCGGTTAATTTTGTCTATTTTAATAATATTTTCAAGATCCCTAACAGTTAACTTATGCTGGTCTATAATATCCTTTAACAGAAGATAATCCTTCCGTTCCACTAACGTTTTAAATATATCTGAAATTTCTAAGAAATCTTCAATAGATATTTTTTTAAGACTAATATTTTCCTGTACTTTTTTTATAATTTTATGATTAATCTTACGGATTGATGTTTTATTGTAATCCTGAGTATAATTGTAATGGATTAATTTATGGAGTTTATTAGGATGATAGTTTATCCAATAGCTGGGCAATACACATGAATAAAAACCATGTACATCCTGAAGGTTCCAATATTGGTTCGAATAGATGAGGCCATCTACATAATCAGAATAGGAAATTGAACTAATAATCTTTTTAAGGAGATAGAGTCGTACTCTAGCATCCATATGAGGATAATCTTGGAAAAGATTGATAGTATAATTCTCATGGATCATGAGCGGTATTGTTGCCCGTTCTTCCCCATAGATAGCAAGGATCCGATTGACGCCAAGATATTCGTCTAAAAGTAAACGGGTTGCCTCATAGATTCCTGGATCTACATCCTTAGTTTTAGAAATTTCCTGATAATATTCCCATCTTTCCCGACTAATTTTCCGGTCGGAAAAATAATAGGCTAAATTTTCGAGTAGTGTGACCAAACGCCGTAGATCGTACTGGGAGTGTGCAATTATTTCAGTATAAAGATCTTCATCCTCCAGCTGGAGGTTTTCATTCTTGCAAATATGCTGGACAAATTTTAGAACATCATCAAAATCCGGAATTCTAAGATTAATCTCATTAATATTATATTTAGACTTTTTTTGATAGGTGGTAACCTTACGCAGTTCGTTAATAATCTTATTATGTTTTGTATTGGTAATAATAATAATGGGAAATTTTTTATACTGACTGTTTAATCGGATAATCCCTTTAATGGCATCCTTAATCTTAGGACTGTTCATGTTGGAAAGATCATCGATGACTAGGGCAATTTTATTCTGGACTAATTTATTTCCTGAAATTAATAGATAAAAACTTTTCAAACTATTTACTTTATTATCAGAAGACCTAATGCAAAGATTAAAAAATTCATTCTCAAATTTGGTATATTGATATTTTTGAAGGATCAAATCTACTATTAATGTCTTGCCTATTCCATTTGGACCTATTACAATTATATTAGGATTTTCCACATTTTGTCCTTTAAATTGTCCTATAAATTTTTCCAATTGTGCGATCTCTTTACGATGACCAATCACTTCTGATAATGTTTTTGGACGGTATTTATCGATCCAATTATACATATAATTATGTGTCCAATTTCTCTTTTTATACTCATTAAATCAAATTTCTGTAAAAAATATAGATAGAATATATAATATCATGACAGGACGTAGCAGTCGGGAAACATTCGAAATTACCGAAGAAAAACCTAATGTAACACCAAAGCCTGAATCACGGGAGGAGACACGTTCCAAACTCCTTGAGGACATAAAAGAAGAAGTACGCAAAATTTTTAAAACTGGTGGACCCGATAGGCATAAACTTTCAAGACTTTTGGAAAAATACAAAAATGATGAACTTATTGTTAATGAAATTAACCGTTACTATGAAAAACGCCTTGAGAAAAGACGTGAGAAGGTTGCCGAATTGGTACAGAAGGCTTTTGAGAAATATCAAAAGGGTTCCATGCCTTTACATTCGATTTTGGATAGAATAAAAATTTACAAGGAAAAACATAAATGGTCAGATCTTGAATATAATGAATTCTACCGACGTTTTTTTGCACTTATCTTTGGTAAAGGACAAGTTGAATCCTTCTATTCTCCGGAAATGATTGCCGCCAAATCATTGATCAGCAAAACATTGGGTAATTATTTATACTATTATTATACTGAATACAAGGATGAAGGGTTAAAGATTAAGGAGAGCGAACATCCCATATTGGCAGAAATTTTGAATATGCATGAAAATTATCAAAGTGTTCATAATAATGTTTTTTTACAAAGTTTAATCTATGAAGATTGTGGTATTGCTGCAATGAGCGGAGAATATAAACGTGATCGTCATATTGCAAGCAGTTATATCCATCCAATTATTGCATGTATGTTTCTACCTAAATTTGAAATATTCGATGTACATATGTTACATTCTAGTTTTGGCAATATTGTAAAATGTCGTTATGAAAAGAAACCCATAGTAAATGATGCTGATATGTTACTCTTTTATGATATTACTAGCGATCCTAATGATGTTGTTTGTGATATTGTGAGCCCTATCACCGACATCCGTAATCGTTTTCGTGTACAAATTTCCCTTTGGGAAACAGTACTTAAACTCAGAAATGGTAATTATTATGAGGGTGGCGTGGCAAACAATCTAATACACAATCTAAACTTATGCCGCCATAATATTTATGATAATGCCGATCTCATATTCAGCCAGGATGAAGGATCTATTCTACGGCGCCTGCTCTCAGTTTTTTCATTAAGACCAACTATCATTTATATGAAACCTGTCACGGCCCTAAGTATGTTGGGATCCAGCCCATATGCATCTTCCTTGGGTTTTGCCCCACAAGTTCTGGCCGGACTGGCCCAGCCTATTTATACCATCACGAGCGTTCCCATGCTTACAATTAACCTTCCACCCTATAGTGAAGAATCTAATGTCCAACCAATAGACCTTAGGGTTGTTACCAGTCAGACTATTTGGATTAATGAAAATAAAACGATCGTTCCTAAAGAACAAAGTATCATGCATAGTCGTGAGGTACTTATTTTCTATGTTAACCGTAGGATTCAACGTATCCAAATTAGAAGTTATCTTAATCCAATATCTTTTTCACAATTACCTTTAACCTTTTCTAAATTCGAAAGGCTCAATACCTATCCGGTCAACATACCATTACAATTCACGCTCAAAAATTCTACCGAAATTTTCTATCTTAGGTCTGTAGTCGCCATAACGGAGACAGAAATTAGAAGTGGTGACCATAGTACATATATTATTACCGGTTGTACCGGCCTTATTATCGGTAAAAAGAATCTGGATCTGGGCATTTTTGAACCCAAATATTATCTTTATGATCCATTAGGTGCGGCCATTCCTATCCCTAATCCTAATGGTGAAGGTTACATTACCAACAAACCTATATCCTATATTGAGCCATTTTTCAGTACGGCATCCGAAACCAGTGGTACAGTTGCCCAAAGCTTTTTTGATAGGGCATCACGTACGGGTACTATTTTCTTTTATTGTAAAGAAAAAGGCTATTCGGAAGGTGAATGGATCAATATTTAAAAAAATCCTTAGATTCCAGGATGATACTCTAATATTTTTGATCCTGCACGGGAAACATTTTTGGGTAATGATAATGGTGTTATCGGAATATCTAAATTATGAAGATAATTATCATGAAATTTTAATTGTTCGACGATCCGTGGAACAATTAATCTAATACATAAATTATTAAGATCCTGTAAATCTAGACCAGGATTCTCCCGATAAATATAGGTTACGGCCTCGCGCAGCTCATGTTCGTCCTGATAGTCTATCAAATAGTGCCCCTGGGTCGCACGGTAGACACCATATACTATCCCTTTTTGGATCCGCCTAAGATTTTTGGTAGAGACCAAACTGTGATAGAGGCTATCTTGTCGAGCATTTTTTACAATTTTCCAAAAATCTTGGGGTTCTGCCTGTAAAATCTTAAAAGGATACTTTAAAAAACCATGACCGTCCATTTATACTCAGAAACTATTTTTTTAACGATGAACTATTGAATTTTCCTTTAATTTTGGATATAAATAAAATTATCCAATAGATATTTTTATTATTGTGAATATCCATAATAAATGGATGAACATAACATCAAGATACTCAATGAATACATTTTGCATATTAATATACCGTAATTAATGACATCTTGATGATTTGTCCATTTAGGATGGCTGATGATTCACGTAGTCACACGGTCATAATATCTAACATCGATTCCTTATTGACCCCCGTAGATAGCAGAGGCCATCAGGGCCCGTAAGGCCCAGTTAGGGGCCGTTTACAAATCAATTTAAAATGTGAACTTACCTTAATTAATTCATTAATTAATTAATGAATTAATTAAGGGATTATCAAGACGCTAATTACATGTTGCGCTCACCAAATAAATGTGGAACACACATTTGGTGAGTTTTTAGTAATTAGCATCTTGATTTCCTAGTTCACACGGAATGACTGATGAATCACGTTGTCACACACAGTCATAATATCTAACCTCGATTCCTTATTGGCCCCGTAGACAGCAGGGCCCGTTTACAAATCAGTTTAAAATGTGAACTGAATTATCAAAACGCTAATTACATGTTGTACTCACCTAATAAATGTGGAACACACATTTGGTGAGTTTTTCTAGTAATTAACATCTTGATTTCCTAGTTCACACGGAATGACTGATAAACGACCGTTTATTTTTTAATTAGTGAATATAACACCAAGATATACTTAATTACTCTATAAATCCATTTTCCCTATAGGAACATTGAAATTAAATGATAACGTCACCAGCGGCAATACAACCAATTCTAATTCTGCCTTTGGCTACTAGACGCTCACGGCCAACACCTCCAGACAGCAGAATACGGTCGTGGGCTACCAGACGTTCCTGACCAATATCACGGAGTCGAACAATGTGGCCCTGGGGGATTTCACACTGGCAATTTATACTAATCTTCGTAGTAGTGTTATCATCGGTAGCCAGGCGGGTTAGAACATGGTTATGACTTCGAGTCTGAATATTACAACAACGGTGAACGGTTTATACCCGTCCATCCTAGGCTACCAGGCCGCATAGAATGCTGTGCATAATACTAGTAATAATAGTGCAACCCCGTCGGCCTCCTGTTTTTTTGGTCCTGGACTACCAGACGGCATAAAACGCTTGTGGTCTGACCTCCATAAGTAATGCGACCGTGAGCGCCAACAATGTCATAGCCATCGGCAACTAGGTGGCCGGCAATTGTAACAATTCTTTGGGAGTATTTCCAGTTATATAGTGAATGCTTCTGGTGACGAGTTGATCGCCATCGGGACACAGGTCGTACAAAATCAGAATAGCGGTAATAATGCCTATACCATTTCTGCCGGTCAGATGACACTACTATATAATAATTACAATAATGTTAGCAGTGATTCTTCAGCCAATTTTAATGCGGACTACAATATTGCCATCGGCTACTAGGCGCTCATGAATAATAATAACAATATTAGTAATATTGCTATCGGGGTCAGTAGTGCCGTTTCGAGTAACAATATTGCTATCGGTAATAATGCTAATGCGAATCTGAGCGCCCCTTCTACTAGTAATGTTAACAATACGGGCGTCGTACTATATGGTAGCAATAATATTATTATTGGCAACGGCTCATCCATTCAGACCATAATACTACTATCTACTGATCAACAACAGAATCATACGACCGCGGAATGCGACGGTAATATTATTAACGACCGCGGAATGCGACGGTAATATTATTAACGACCGCGGAATGCGACGGTAATATTATTAACGACCGTGGAATGCGACGGTAATATTATTATGGGCAATGCAAGCTATTTTGATCCTACATACTCCAATACCAATATCCTTCCTTCTCCCCTCTAGTACCAATGATAATATCATTATCGGCAACAACCTATTATTAATGGCTGTTAACTTATCCAGTAACTTTTTGTGAAATACTGCATCAATGAATTCTGATCGTCTGATTAACTGTAAAATATTTTTATGGTCTAAAATATATTATTAATGGCCATTAACTTATCCTTTCTAAATTCTAATTACTTAGAAATCCATTTATAAAGTGTCCCCACACTCTATATATGGATTTGTAGAATAACTCTAAATTCATAATAACTTTTGGAATTAATTGGAACTGCTGGAAATTTTTATTTTAATTATCTGTATTAGCATAAAATAGGATACAATAATAAGGGAGCCTAATGCATAAAAACAATGGATAGTAAGCCACATCCAGGGGATAACTTCTACCAGACCGAGCATTACCGTATAAAAACCGTAAAATATTAAGGATAATATCCCAACGATTATGACAAAAAAGATAATCCATCTTATTTTGGAGGATAGAGTTCTATCCAACTGCCGGGCATCCTGATAACAGATGTATCCATAGCGTAATAATATAATAATGACCACGATTGCAAAAATAACGATCGTGCCCCAAAAAATTCGGGCACATATAAGATAGCCTGTGAGTATGTCATAGTAGACGAAAATGCCCACTAATATGGCGGACCCTAATGATAGGATTGCATGGGTGGTACAGACTGCCCAAAAATGCTCATTGTAGAGGGAAAGCTGGTTATATTTTTTCAATGATTCTCGAATACCCTGTATTTCTAGCCAGACGAAAGCCGTATAACATACGGGAAAATAGATACTCATATGCACCAGGGTAAAGATGATAAAATTAATCATGCGTGTATACCATCCATAATTAATGAGTAGTAGAATATCATAGGCAAGCCAACATGATATATTAGCCAGGCAGAAGATAAAAATAATGTAGGCATCGTTCAGAACACCTGAACCATTTATTTTTTTATATATAACGATGGATAGACCAAATACTAAAAAAAGTGCATGGATATTTGTTAGGATGAAATAATAATAATGATATTCAATTTGGTCCACCGGACTGCAACCTATGTAGACGATCTCAGGTAGACAGGAAGTTTCCATTTTTGAAATATGGTTTGGTATAATTAAATTTGATAGTCCAAATATCAAATTTTATTCAGAAAATCAAAAAGGTAATAGATTAGGACTAATATGGATGCCAGGTAGTACATTTTGTTCACCCGTTTAGTGATCCGGACGATCATCCTGTGGTCTATTAAGAATGACGCGCCCAATATGTAGAGGTCCAGAATTAGTATATATGTTCTACAATAGACAGGTGGATCTATCCTATGGATTAAATAGACCAAATCATAGGTAGAACCTAGAATTAACTGGAGGTGCCCGGGTTGATCAAAAATCGATTTTGTAACATCTCATAGCATAACAATGAGAAGGATATTAAAAAAGCAGGATAATAGAATAATATCAGTATATTAGGATACATAAAACAACAAAATTTGTTGTTTAATTTAACTATTAATTTCAAATTTTATGATATCTACGTACGGCTAGCGACCAGACAAGATTACCCCTACACCATATACTTAGCCGTTCCACCAGTTCGTGGAGGCGGGGATGGGAACTTTTTATCCTGTTTAGCTCGCCATAATAATGATTACAGAGAGCTGCTATTTGTACAGCAGCAGATTCAAATGATATTTTTTTTCCTTTTGCCAGCTGAAAATAATGTTAAAAGTTTCCCCATTCCTAATATCCTTATGGATGGATGCCAGATCATTGGCAATAATAATATTCAGGTTGGCCAGAAGGCGGGCCCGTCTACCCTTCTTGGAACGGAGCAAATTTAAACAATCTCTAATATCCTGTTTGTCCAAAAACATCAGGGGCCAGACGACCTCACAGGCACTATCCTTAAGACGTATATCTAAATATTTTTGAATGGATAAAATTTTACCATGAAGTAGTAGATGTTTTTTAATACCCCTAAAATAGTCCAAAAATTGTGTTATTAGGTATTGGCGTACGTCTTCCGAGGATTTCCTCGAGACATCTGACCAGATTATAATTGGAAACAGTCCCCGAACGTAATATTTTTTTAAGCATTTTGAGTATAATTAATTTATCATGGGTCCTCGTATGAGGATAGTCCATGAGATCATCGAGCGCCCAAAGGAACATATGTACATGGTTGGCCAGGGCCAAAGAGCCCGCAGAATGGTCCGGATAAACATAGGCTGTGAGCAGGCTGAACTCCTGGGAATATTCGAAACTATATTTTTGGGCCAACATAAAGATCGCATTATGAGCTGAGGGTACCATCCTATTCTTCTCATCAGGTAATTATTTTTTAAAATATATAGACATAGATAAATGGAATCTTCGGACATATTATTGGATACCGACTATCTGGAGGACATTAGTTCTACAGAAGCATCCCACTTAATAGAACAGTATGGTGGCCATACATCATATCGGTCCAGACTTTATCTATTTTTATTTTACAGTAAAGATTGTCCTGCCTCGAGGAATATGCTCGAACGATGGAGAGATCTAGTCCAGTCTGTTAGAAAAAAATTTCAACATTTAGATCTAAAAACAGGAAAGGTCGATCTTAAGGATCCCGGGATCGATAGGGTAAAATATGAAAAAATTATTAAATCGATTAATATAGTCCCCATCCTCTATATCTATTATAAGGATCAAAAAATCAAACGTGAAATTATTGAGGGTGCTATCGATGAAAGGAATTTAATCGGTCAGATTCAAAATATAATTAGTTCTTAATGAACAAACCTATTATATATTTACCCATTATTAATATAGCCTTGGACGACCTTTTGCAGGATAAAAGGGTACAAGTTTTCGACCAATATAGTATAAAGATAGTCCGGGAGATTTTTCCCAAGTTAAACGAACGGGAGGTCCAACTTTTAGCGGACCATCTGGCATTATTGCTCTATTTTATCAACCTTAAATTTGGCCCTGGCTTCCGGGTGGAAGAATTATTAAAGTACAATGGTTCGCAGGATCTTAAGAGTTTGGCCTACATGATGTTCCCCTATTTGAAAACCGATGTTGTCAATATATATAGTCTTGAAGAACTCTATTTAAAAAAACAGGACGATCGTTTTGTCTATACGGATGCCCAATATAGCCGTTTTTTGCTTACCTCTGATAATAATGATAATAAAATATACTATCGTCCCTTTATCCCGGAATATTTTAGAGCACATTTCCGGCTCCTATTGAATACAATTGATGCTTTATCACACAAACTCATGGTTAATTGGGTACATATAGTGCCCGTTCCTCTGGATCAATTTTCTAAAACCCAGCTCTATAAAGAGACAAAAGGTAAGCTAAAACGTCATGAAATCCGACTACTAGACGGCTTCATAGACATCGGACCTGGTATTTCCTATGCGGACATATATCATGTAATAGCTAATCATCTTTATCATGAGGTTAAAAATTGTAAATGGCTCATCTATGATATAAGGATAGGCGGCAATATTTACTCCTATATTAATTATCTAAAAAATAAAATACATTTGAAACCTATTATTAATAATCAATCCTGGGATTCCCTCAGAGAACCAGAACGTGAGATCTTTGGGAACCAATGGGCCGAATTTATGGGACAGGAAAACATGACGGACCTAACCATAAAAACACATTTCTTTTATTTCTTTGCCAAATATTATCGGACGGGTGAGCAAATAATACTAAAAATGTTCACCGAAGAACAGGAGGAGCTGGAGGAATCCCTGAATATCGACCTAGAGTTGGTACGGAAGAATCAGGATAAAATTAAGGATATACCCATCGAACATATATACCAGTTCCTTTTTGACCAGATCAGTATTTTACGTTCCGGATGGTACAGGGAATGTCTTCGGGATGAACAAGTATATTTGACCACGGACAATAATTTACATGTTACTTTTAAGAATATTTTCAATTATGCTAAATCCATGGTACATTACAATTTCGAAAAATATTATTATCATTTTCCTAATAACTGGTATAGTCTCAATCCTAAATGGCGTGATATTTTCCTAATCCGTTTGCTGGACATAGAGCATCCTCAAGAAAATAATTGGAAAATTCATAATTGGTTTAACATTAATAATTATTTTCGGAAAATCTATGGATTGGAAGAATATGAACTGATCGATGCTAATTATAAATTGCATCAGCTAATCCATCCCATTTTATTAAAGATTGTATTTGAATCTTTAATCTACCATGGTTTACTTTCCCATCCTAAAAATGATATAACACTCCTCGATAAGAAAACTTCTACCACATTATGGCGTCAATTATTACAAAAACGGCTGGAAGAATATGGTAATGCTAGCTATTCATATGTTGACGGCCGCGCCTACCGGGAGCTTCGGGGTGGCCAATATTTAAAATTACTCCCGTCCGAAAATTGGTCCCGCCTTTATGCCGTTCATTGGACGGCCCAAATTAATTTTTTCCACCATTTTATGCACAACCGAATGATTCTGATCACCGGGTCGACTGGCGTGGGTAAATCTACACAAACTCCCAAGCTGGCATTCTATGCCCTCAAAATGCTCTATTTCCAAAGGAACGCCCGGGTAGTCTGTAGCCAGCCACGTATCGAGCCTACAGTACTTAATGCTGATACCATCTCCCGTGAAATGGGATATCCTATTTTCCGGGACGACCGGACCCGGACCATAGAATATTATATTCAGTTCCGCCACCATGCTGATGAACATTGGAACCCTAATATTAAAAGTTTTTTCCGTCTGGAAACGGACGGACTTCTTTATGATGAGGTTACCCGATATCCATTTATGACCGGTTATTCCATAGAACCAGTGACCGATAAAAATAACCAGGCCATCAAATGGTATAAAAAATTCCATTCAGAAAACATTTATGATGTCATCATAGTGGACGAGGCACACGAGCATAATGTTAATATGGATATGATCCTGACACTCTCCCGGGAGATGCTTTATATAAATAATAGCATCCGGCTGATCATCATGAGCGCCACTATGGACGAGGATGAGCCCAGATATCGACGGTTCTACAGATATATTAATAATAATGTGATCTACCCTCTGAGCTATTATCTCAAGATTAATAAGTTGGACCGTAGTAATGTGGATCCGCGCGTCCACGTGAACGCCCCAGGCTCCACCACCCTCTATCGTATAATAGACCATTATCTTAGTCCTCAGGAGGCCCAACGTGTCGATGAAAAAACTTATGTATTGGATGGTATCCGTACAACATTGGAGATTCTTAGAAGGACCCAGGAGGGTCATATACTACTTTTTTTGGCCGGAAAATCGGACATACTCGAGGCCGTCCGGAAGATCAACCGGGAGAGTCCACCCAATGTTATTTGTTTTGGCTACTACAGTGAGCTTAACGAAGCCCAAAAAGAGTTTATACGTAGAATCGACCAAAATCTTCCCCTTTATACCGGCAATAAAGAGAATGTACTCTTGGACGAGGAACTAAAAAATGTCCAGAAAGCATACCGGGTACGTCCGGGAACCTATAATCGTGCGGTTATTGCGGCTACCAATATTGCGGAGGCATCAATTACAATATCCAACCTTAAATATGTGGTCGATACAGGCTATGCTAAGATTAACATTTATGATCCCATAGAGGATACGGAAAAACTAATATTAACTACCATTTCCTGGACGAGTGCCCAACAAAGGCGTGGGCGCGTTGGGCGTACCCAGGATGGTGAAGTTTACCATAGATATAATCTTGAAAAAATATTAAAAAACCGTCAAATATATCAGATAACTAATATTCGTCCCGATATTCTTATCCTACGCCATCTTATTACGGATCACCGTGATATAATCATCAATAATGATTTTCTGCTGTACAATAAATATAAATTAATACTGGAATATTTAAATGGTGCCGAATATATCTATCCAGAAATCGTCCATGAAATAGAACCCTATGCAGAGATAATTCTGAAAAAATATATGTTATTACCTAATTTTAAACTAAAAGATGCCTATTATGCCTATCTAGGAAAATTTACGATTGATGATCAATACATAAATGTATTTAACAATAATTATTATGCCCAAAATCATGATGATTATCCATTATATGATGATTATATCTATAATGACTATTTATATATTTGTTTTACCGGGATCAAATTAAATATTACCTATATGGAGAACAAAAATGTTAATCTAATTAGTAATAATTTTTACCTAATATCGCCCGATGAAAATATAATTATACGCGATCCATTTACCGGATCCGTTATTAATCTCCAGGAGGATAAATTAACCAACCCAGAATATTTAAATGAATATTCAGAAATAGAAGATTCCCAAAAAATATTATTGGCAATGAGACGTTTGTACCATAATAATCTGGTCACAATATATCAGAATAATGTAGATAATTTCATTATTTTGCCCAATGGAACATTAATATCTACTGGACTGTTGAATGAAAAAATAGAAATTAAAACGGTCCTGGGAGATTATATTTATAGATTAATGCATAGTCTTAATTTTGGCCTTTTGCGTGACCATGAGTGCTATTTGTGGTTGGTCTATAGTTTCCAATATAATATCGAAGAGGATGTATTGGCCTTGTTGGAAATGATGGAGACTGTTCCGGATGTTTATACTTGGAGGGACCAGAATATTACGGAAGAACGCTTTAAAAATCTTCATAGTAATTCATGGGGCGACCTTTATTTCCTATGTTATATTTGGTTCCAACTTAAAAGAGCCCTCCAGGATACGATTGACAGATTAGACCCGGACAAATTAGTCCGGGTTAAATATGCCCATCCTCAGGATCAGTATAAGATGTACAAACTTTTACGATTAAAAGAAGAATCTAAATTGTCCCAGACAACCTTACAAAAAATTCAGATAGTTGTTAAGTTTAATATGCTTAATGAAAAGTTGGTCATTAATTTTATCCAAAATTATTTAAAGGATTTATTCGAACTTAGACGGATGCGTAAATTGGCGGAATATGATCCAGAAAATGATAATATTTACAAAATATTAGAGAAATCATCCTCCATTAAAGGTAGATCCACTGTTCCATTTCCAGAAATATGGAAACTTATTCTATCCACTTTTATAGCTGCCTATTATAATAATATTAATAGTAAGTGTCAAGGACCCCCTAAAACATTGCTTAAAAGTATCCTTTTTTATAGATGTAAAGCAGGACGGCCTATTTATTTCTCCAAAATAGTCCGTCCAATGTATCCTTGGAAATACTATAAAAATTTGAATTTATAATTTTTAAATCCTATTATTTAAAAAAAATATTAAAAATGGAAAAATTAGAACCATTAATCATTTCTTTTTCTGATCGTCCCCGTAACTGGCTCCAGGAGGATCCAGAGGAGCAGGCCTATTATTATGTGACGCCAGGTATTTTGGTCCAACATAAGGAAAACTATTATCTACTAGCCCATAGTTTGGTTATCAATGGGGAACGTATTTATGTTGCCTATCAAAAAAATGGACGTATATTCTTGGCAAAAACCCAAATTTATTTTTGTTATGCCCATTATCGGATGGTCATCCTGAAAGTTACGCGTGGCCTGAAGAATTATGTCAAAGTCTATAATATCGATGGGCAGATCATTCCTAATAGAAACGAAAAATATTATTATTGGGCATCCTATCTATCCCCACAAGTTTTGCACGAACATGGCATCAATTGTCCGGAAAATATCATAGTTCCTGGTAATGTACGACAACAAATTAACCTTGAATTTAAGGATGTCCTGGCTGTAGTAGATTCTGTTTCCCAAATTTCTCACTATTATTATAAATTTACCATTAAAAAAACAGATTATCAACATTTTAGCGATTTGATCAATAGTTTGGATGAAGAAAGATCTTATGGTTTTATTTATAATGCCCAGAATGTGATCGCTCTAATCGTCCAGATAAATAAAAGGACAATCTTGGCCTATCCTATAATATTATGGTTCAAACTTCTGGGAGAGTATAAGGAATATCGTCACAATCCTAACGAATATCATGGGCACATCGTTTTACCCTTTAAATTTCAGGTTAGAAAGGGTAAAACGATGATTTCCCAAGGTCAGATAATTTCGGTTGGGGATAGGCAGATCGAAACACGTAGGTTCAAAAAAAATTATCCTTGTATCCTGGACCCAATGTTCCAGGATTATATACCCATGGATCTCTATATTTGTCTCAATATCCAAGGGCACAGTCAGCTGGATATCGAAGTTCTGAACAAACAAGGGGAGCGGAATACCATCAAATGTAGTGGCAAACTTCTAGAAAAACATATTTATCCCTTAACATTACATCCCTATTTTTTCCAAAAAAATGACCGGAGCGGAATAGTATACCATAATATTGCAGGGTTCATACTAACACAGGGATACTTTTATCTTTTCCAATTCTACGAAATACCCGCACATCTCGATCCGCGTACTTACCGAGAGGAAATCTATTTGCTCGACTGTATCGATGTCGTGTCCCGTAAGATATTAGAAAAACATTTTAGGATGCCTAGACCCCAGGATAAATGGTGTTGGACGCCATTATTAGTTACCCAGATTAATGAAGATCCGGTCCAAAAGTTTTCGGACCTCAAACAGATCCAACAGATCACGAGCATCCGTCTGGGTCCGACACCTGAAGGACAGATAAAAATCCATTTCTAGATAATTAGTTTATTGTTATTCTCATGAACAACAATAAACTAACCACTAGTTCATTGCGGATTTTAGATTAATCAACTGTTGGGCCAAAATAATCAGTTCCCGAAAGTTAAGTTTACCGCTGAGCAGAAGGTCACGCATGGATTCAAGGTTCATTTGTGAGTCTACTATTTTTTGGGGTTTAAGATTACGAATTTCTGTTTGTAATTTTTCCAAAAGTTGGTTGGCCTCTTCGATCAGAGGAAAAGCCTTTTGGTAAAGTTCTATTTTTTTGGAAAAAGGAAGTTTGATCGTATCACCCAGTTGGAGTGTTTCCAACTGGGTCATTAAATTGTCCAGTTTTTTGTCAAAATTTTCCATATGGATAATATGGATATTTTTTTTGACTATCCAATTTTCAACTTTTATCAAACTTTAAAATTCTCCATGTTTTTGTAAATAAAAATCAAATAAATTTTCAACATTCCTGTCAACGGACGATCTATCATTTTTTTGGACCTCAAACTGCCCTTCCTGCACAATTTGTTCCAATAAGAAAAGTTTAATATCTTTAAGTCCCCTTTTTTGTTCCTCCAACCGTTGGCATGCTAATGTTTTGATCTGTTCCACCAGATCCACCAATTTTGGACCAAATGAAAAATAAACATGATATCTGCGTAAACGTTTTTGATAGAGTTCAGCGCGTTTTTGGAACTGTTGGTAAACTTGGTCTAAAAGCTGTTCACACTCCCGTTGATATTGGTCGTTGATATCTTTTAGATATGTATAAAAATCTTCACAGTTTGGAACAACACGGTCCGCCATGTGTACCCATAAAGGCTCCATTTTTTGCTCCGCTAGATTGATTATGGCCACTATATAGGGATAATCGTTGGGACGACCTAAAAAATATTTTAGATTGGTTTTGGACGAAAGTGCTAGAATCCTGCCCAGGTCCAAATTGTGGCAAAGTAGTACGAACAAATCTGTTTCATTACGAAAGGCCTCCAATGTTTCGGAGAGATGTTCCCACTTATAAAGATCCCCCAGATGAACGCCCAGGATATTGGCCCGGAGATCTTTTTTAAGCCCTTCAATAGATGGTAGGTCCTCGTGCCTAAAAGAGATAAAGATAATCTTCTGGATCCTACTGTGCCTACTAAGAGGGTCCGGTGATATGCGTGACAAAATTTTTTGGCGTATCCTAGAAGATAATATTAGACTGCGCATTTTCTGATAGTTGTTCAGCTCCGCACTATAGTAGACCTCCTGCTCCAACGGATAGATATAAAAAACTTCAAGGACTACATGTCCCTCTGTATCCAAAAGTAGTCTAGCCTTGATGCGTACCAGATCATTCTCCTTAATGTTTTCTATGTTAATGGGTACATTTTTGGCACGAAGTTTTTGGCCCCCGTCCAGGGATGAGAGGGTCAGGGGCGAGAGCTGGACCACTTTTGCATCGATGGCAAAGTATTCTGGAAAATTAACCTCGATGGACCTTTTTAAACGGTCGTAGAGTTTGCCTAATTCCTTTTTGTTCATATGAGATGGTGCTCCTTTTAAAGGAATAAATGGATCCCATTTCAACTTTTAAATTTTTGGAAGAGCCAGACCGTCAGAAAGATCAGGATGACCATTATGATGATGATCCATAAAAAGGTCCATTTGCGCCTCCGATGTGCCTTTTTGCGGAGCCATTTCTCAAAGGCCTGTTCCGCCTCCTGATGGCCGAGCATCCGTTTACCTAGCTCCTGGTTGACCATATTGTGCATATCAATCCCCCACCGGACCAAACTGTTCCGATTATCCAAAATTTCTTGGGTCAACGGCATAGCCCGGTAATGTCGTTCAAAATTGGCGCGACAGACCGGGCAGGGTAGCACCCGGCCAAAACTTTGGAAAAACATCTGATAGTTTTCACGGTCCTGGAGGGTTGGATTCTCAGGATAGGTATAGGTTATCAGGTGGAAGATAAACCAGGCTGGTCTGCCCCATATATTGGACATATTATCTATATGAGAGTTTATTGGGAGATAGGACAACCCTGAATATAAAAGATTTTACTGTAAACTAATATGGACAATTTAATTATTGAACATATAGACCAGGCCAAATGGCTTAAAAGTATTAATTATTATCCTAAAAAAATAGGACAACTACGCCATTTTATCTATATGTTGGACAAACTTAACCTTTTTGGTGGGATGCAGGATAAGGAGTATCGGGCCATAAGCTCCATGGGCGGTGACCGTTTGGACGCAATCTATGCCGTCCTGCGCATCGGTCAAAAAACGTTCGATGAATTTTTAGAAATGATCATCAAGTTTTTTTTAGACTATGTTAAAAAAATATTCAAGCCTTCTTCGGACCCCAACTATGATATTTTTTTAGAACAATTAGTACAGGATTTCGATTATTTGATAGCCAATATTATTAGGGAATATTATCCACATTTAGATGAAGAGGTCCTCCGGCAGAAAATGATCGAACATTTTGCCTTAGCCTTCCAAAAGAAATTCTATACAAAGGCTATGAAAGGACTTAAATATCGAAAAAATGCTTTTGTCCATGATGACATCAGGCTTGCCGTGTTGGTCCGACAAATATTACAGCTGGACAGGAAACATTTATACCCTATCTACCAGAGTCTGGTTCAAATAGTCTGCCAAATATTCGAGGATACAAACATAGAGGAGATCCAATGGCAGCTGTCGCACATGGGCGTCCACAAATTTCTAACAGAAACATGCACCGAGCTAGAGATTTTTTCCGAAGAACGGCTTAATGCAGAAATATCCAATATTGTTCGTGAAAATCACGAAAGTAATATTTGGAGCAGTCCATCAAGTTCCTCCCTGTCCAAACGATTGTTTATATAATCATTAATGTCACGATGGATGCCCTCCAACATAGTGTCCCTATATTCTGTGATCCTTTTGGAATAATTACGGATGATGTCCCGGAAAGAATATCCATTCTTCTGAACGACATCGATCAGTTTGCGCGCTAGTGTCCCCGGCCAAAAATCCGGATAGCGTAATCGGTAGTCCAGGTACCAGACCACCCAAAGGCTACAAAATCCGTTGGGATCCCCAAGGTTCCGGTTAGTTAAAATTTCCCGTGATTCTAATATTTGGAAGCCTATCCTGGGCAGATAGTCCCGGGGCCGTAGGTAGCGGGGTCCGGATCCGCCGGCAGAATATACCAGATCCCTAAACTTTTGGAGGATCATTTGGTCGAGTAGGTCCGGATTGTAGTTGAAACCGATCGGATAGTTGGAACCATGTGGTTCAAACCTTTCGAGCCGATTCTCCTTCAGGTCAAAAATAAGACTGTTACTATGGTTACCATTAGAGAGGATGATGGAAATGGGAATAATTAGATAATTATGCTTTTTCTCCTGATAGAATTCAATAAAATGCTTTTCCAGACTGGATGGAAAAAAGATATGTTGGTAGATCCATTTAATTTCGAAATGTACCAGATGTTGGTTTGGATTCTCCATGATGCCCAGGCTGGAAATATATTTTTCCAGCTCCAAGTGTACACGGTCGGCGGGGTCCAGGATGATGGTGGCCGCCGGATGCTGCCGTGTCAGATACTTGAAGCCAACGATAACGTCCAATAAGGATCCGCTATAAAGGGTAAACTTGACGGGCTCATCGACCATGAGCTGGATTTCCGGTTTATGCCTTCTGATGGGTACGGACCTTTGGTTTTTTAGGATTTGTAGCCTGATAGTCTTCCAACATTCCGGAAAATCTTTCTGGGAACATTGATTCTCCCACACATTATTCCAGTCCCCCGGATGTTTCTTTAAAATGTTAAAATAGCTTTGTGTCACTATATCCAAAACCATATCATGCTCCTGAACCTTAATCAGATCTAACACCATACGTTCACGATGATTTTTAACATAAATGTTCATCCTTTTTTGGATCAAAATCTCCGAAAGCTCCCTCCAAAGGTGCTTTCGGGCCACTAGATGGAGCACCGTATTGCCCCGATTATCCTGATAGTTCAGGCGTGCATAGGGTAGTATTTTTTTAAGATATTTCAAATAGTTCTCCCGATAGTAGTAGAGTAGTAGGTGTGCAATGGAGTATCCGTCCAGGTTGACGGCATTCACGTCCAACATATATGGATCGACTACACGGTTAATATCCTCACTATAATAAGATTCTGGCCGTGCAATCTTGGCACGATCCAATATCATGTCCAAAATCGCTTCATGCCCCTCAATGATGGCATAATGTACTATGGTATTACCATAATGATCCTGATGGCCTATCATGGGGGAATGGTCCAAAAGATATCCGGTAATATCGATGTTATTCTGGACGACCGCATAGAAAATGGGCAGAAAATCATGGTCCGTTTCGGCCATATTCTGCCGGGCCCCCTGTTCTACGAGCAATTTTACCACCTCTAAATGTCCCAGATTGGAGGCATAATGGAGTGCTGTGGTGCCCGTCCGGGTGATCGCATTGATATTTCCCATCAGGGGCGCCAAAAGTTTTACCATGGCAACATTCCCCCGGATGGCCGCCAGATGTAGGACGGTCATGTGTTCGTTATCAGCATAATTAACGTTCGCCCCATTTTTGACCAATTCTTCCAGAGCATAATAGTTACGTTTCTTGATGGCATAAAAAATGGGTACATTACCCCAATAGTCCTGGATGTTAAGGATGGAGATGCCCAGGGCACGGCGATTTAGCTGGATTAGTAGGTCGATGATATTACGATAATCGTAACGGATGGGATAATAAAGAATACTATAACCGTCTGCGTCCAGTACGTCCAATTGTGCACCATAATCGACCAAGCGGGACAGGATCCTATCCAAATTGGCCACGACCGCCAGAAAGATCAGATAGTTTCCATTTTCATCGCGCATGTTCACATCCACATCATCGGGTCTTAATTTGGACAAATAGTCCAAAAATTTCTCCTCGTCATGCCCGCGTACCAACCGGAAAAGTTCAAGGGTGTGCGCAACCTTGATATGGAATGTATCCTGTTTAGGTGTATTTTGCATTATAATTTTTGGACAAATTATTTAATGGAATTAATTATAATTTTAATTTTAATACTCTACTTAAGCATACGCAGTCTACTCTACCTCAACAAGGATAATCCCTACTATCACGATGAGGTCCGAGCCCTGGACCAGATCCGTGACCAATTCCAATCGGGCGATATTATTTTTTTTGGCGGCCGTCACGAACCCTTAGAACAGCCTGTCTTCCGGGGCTATATGATGGGCCATGTAGGTCTGATCCTACGGGAGGAGGATGGTCGGGTCTATGTGCTCGAGTGTACGAGCCGTAAACATTACGGCGACCAGAAGGCTTTTTGGCTGAACAGCCTGGGGATGGGAGGGGTAAGGCTCATAGAATTGGAGGAAATTTTGGACCATTATCATCATAAAACGGGACAGAATGTTTTTGCCACGAGGCTGATCTCCCGGGGGATCCCGCGGGAGATCGTACGCAGCAATCTGGAAAAATATCGGGGGGTTATTTTTGAATCTAAAATAAAAATTTATCTCTCGGTTATACTGGACGTCCTAGTTTCCCATGAACTGGCCGATGCGTACTGTCGGACACACTATCGTATGATGTGTGGCGAATTTGTCCTACATTTTTTGTACAATTGTGGGGTTATCCATGCCTCCAACTGTCCGCGGGCGCGTATCTTTTGGCCACATTTTTTCGCCACCCCATATTTTGATAAGATTACTTTTATCAAATATTCAC